CTCCCTCTACCCCGGACGATCTAATCGACTCCCTTTCCTACGCCGATCAGCTAGGTAAAACCCCCTTTTTCCAGTACAATCCTTCTAAGCAGGATATCTGGACCCCGAATGACGATTTAGTAGGACTTTAGAATGGCATCATTGGTCGGCTCACTTGCAGACAACCTCGATACTAACTCGCCGCACGGGGGAGACTCCGACCTAGTGAGCTGGGTTATGGAGCGGGTAGATCGGTGGAGAGATGACCGGGATAGCACCTATGAGAAGGTATGGGGAGAGTACTACCGCCTCTGGCGTGGTCGCCACATAGCGGAAGACAAGACACGGAGTACTGAGCGTTCTAAGCTGGTGACTCCGGCCCTATCTCAAGCCCTCGAAATGACCGTAGCGGAGCTAGAAGAAGCGACGTTCGGCCGCGAGGCTTGGGTAGATATCCTTGATGACTCGGGCGATCCCGACCACTCGGATATTGATGGTACGCGACAGAGATTTCTCGATGATCTGTCCGATGACCACGTACCCGCGAGTATCGGTTCTTGTTATACTCACGGCGGACTTTGGGGTACTCTAGCCGCAAAGATAGTCGTTGAGGAAGAATCGTACGCTTTAGCGACCAAGAATGACAAGGGCGAAACCGTTGTCGTACATGAGCCGCGAATAGCCGTAAAAGTCGTAGCTATCCCTCCTATGGAGCTTATACCAGACCCGGACGCGGAGTACGTCGATGATATGCTTGGCATCGTACATGAGGTCACTAAGCCCCGCGCATGGTTGTTGCAGCAGCCTTACGGGAAAGAGTACGCTTCCAGTACCTCGCGGGTACCAAATCACGACGAAGATAAGATGGACCTCGGTGACGAGGAAGCCCTTATCTCTTCACAGCCTAACCAAGTACTTGTAACAGAGTACCACGGACTAGTACCGAAGAACCTACTCGCCGCCAAACCTAAGTTTGCTATGAAGACCGGCCTAGAAGCCGCAGAAGTAGACAACAACACAGAGAAGGCGGAACTAGACGATGACGGTGAGATGGTTGAAGCGATCGTTACGATCTTTGACAAGAAGCACCTAGCACGCGGTATTAAGAACCCCTTTATGATGGGTGACCGCAGTATCGTAGCCGCTCCGTTTGAACGTGTACCCGGTAGATTCTGGGGCCGCGGTGTTATGGAGAAAGGGTATAACCCACAGAAAGCCCTTGACGCTGAGATTCGTACTCGTATGGATGTTATGGCGCTCATCGCTAACCCAATGCTGGGGGCTGACCAGACGGCACTCCCCCGCGGTTTTGATCTCAGAGTAAGGCCCGGTAAAGTATGGTTGACAAACAGCAACCCGAAAGACGCTCTACACCCTATGGCTTTCCCCAACTTAGACCCAGCCAGCTTCTCCCAAACGTCGGAGATGGAGCGGATGGTACAGATGGGTACCGGAGCGATGGACACAGCTACGCCGCTCGATGGAAACCGTCGGAACGAGACGGCAACGGGTACGAGCTTGATAGCCGGTACCTTCGTGAAGCGGTCAAAACGTGCGTTGCGGAGTATTACCGCAGATTTCCTGAACCCTCTGGTACAGAAGATCATGTGGAGACGGATGGACTTCGACGGGGTGAACTACCCGACTGACTTCAAGTTTCGCGTAGCTACTACCCTTGGTATTGTAGCCCGAGAGATTGAACAGGGCCAGATGACCGGACTACTTCAGTACGCAGGCGATAAGCCGCAGACTCAAGCGGTACTCATAAATGCCATATTTGATAACTCCAGTAGCCCGTACAAGGCCCAGATTACGCAAGCCCTTAAAGCGGACGCAGAACCCAATCCGGCCGACCAAGCAGCACAGCAAATGCAGCAGCAAATACAGCAGCTACAGATGCAGGGACTGGCCGCGGACAACCAAGTAAAGCAGCAGGAAGCTATTAAGAAGTCGATCGAGGCTAAGAAGCTAGAGAGTGATATCCACCTCAACTTCGCTAAGATTGAACAGATGGGTAGCCAAGACGCCGCCTCTGAGCAGAAGGGTCAACTAGAGGTTGCCCGTCTCCTGAAGGAACTTGAAGAGGTTAAGCAGTTCGCACGACAGGTTGACGTTAGCATGATTAAGGTCATGCGGGAAGGTCAGGTACAATCTAAACCATCCGGGGGAACGGACAATGGAACAGACACCGATTGATAGGTCGCTCTTAACGGGCGATCAGATTAAGCAATTAGACCGATGGGAACAATTCTTCCACGGTCCAGTGTGGAGAGATATCGTTTCCCGCTTTGAGCCGGAAATCGAAGGACTCCAAAACTCGTACCACGGGGTACAAGGTGAGCAGATGCTAGGCCGCACGCAAGGTGCCCTTAACATCTACTACCGTATCTTGGTACACCTACCCGATATGATCCATACGGACTTCATGTCCCTTACCGGTCAGTTGGGTAACGAAGAGGATCAAAGTACTGATGATCCGGTGGTCCCTGAAGATTGGCGGCGCTAGGCGGTGTCACGAATCATTAGAGACTGCCAATGCGGCCACTGTCATGCCGTTACTGAACATTGGGTAAACAGCGAGGAACTAGCCGTCCTTGACTGCCCCGAGTGCGGTAACGCCGAGATGGTAGCCTTAATCGGTAGCCCCAAAATTGGATACACACGTATGGCGACTAGCGGCGATCGCACCAGCGATAGCCTAAAGGCGGTAGACAAGTGGCAAAAAGGAAGGGCACAAAAACAGGCAATCGAGAAGCGGAACCTTGAGAGACACGGCACTTACGACTAGGTTCCCACACCCACGATCTGTTATCACTTATATTTGCACAACCCGTAGGCACGGGCGCAACCGGGAGAAATTATGCCAGCATATATCGTAGACGAGTTAGACAACAGCGGAAACCCCATGAACGTAAACGCAAGTTTATCCGACATGGAAATCCCAAACGAACCGGCTCCGGCCGAAGTAGAGACACCAGTACCCGACAGTACCGACGTACCCGTTAAGTACCGAGATAAGAGCGCAGCAGAGTTGCTGGCAATCTTACAAGAGCAAGAGTCCCATATCGGGAAGCAAGGCTCGGAACTCGGAGAACTTCGCGGCCAAGTAGGTACCCTGAGAGGACTAGTGGATAAGTCGCTCGATATGAGAAATGAGGGCTACAGCCGAGAGGATGTAGGAGTGGAGGAAGACCTAACGGATACCGACTTCATTACTGATCCCCGAGACGCGGTTACCAGAACCGTTCAACGCCAGACGCGAGAACAAAACGAGCGCCTAGCCAAACTTGAGCGTGATGCAACTGCACAAGACTTTGCCCGTAGGTACCCCACGGCACAGACCGACGTTGAATCTGAGGACTTTGTTAAGTTCGTTCAGTCTGGAGCTACCCGCTCTAAGATTGCGGCCCGAGCATTCTCCGATATTGAAAACATCGACTTTGACGCCGCCGAGGAACTTTGGGAACTGTGGGAAGACTATAAAAGTATGCGACCCGCGGAACCCGTCACGGAAACCGCAGAGATGGAAGACCCGTCTCCGGCAGAAGAAGCACCCCAACGAAAGGCACCCGCTATGATTAAAACAGGCAGCAGTGGCGACGTAGGAGCTTCAACCAAACCAATGTACAGTCAACAGGCTCTCAACCGAATGCAAGCCAAAGACCCGGACTTATTCTGGGCTACGGATACGCAAGCTAAGATTCAGCAAGCGTACGCAGAAGGTAGGGTGGTCCAAGACTAACCCTAATCAAATATAAAGGATAGCTATCATGGCTACAGCATTTGCGGCTGGTAATTTTACCACCTCACTAAATACACCGAACGTAGCATCGTCTTCTGACGAAGCAGGCGCGTTCACCCCCGAACAATGGTCTAACGAGGTCATTGCCCCTTACAAAGCGAGTCGAGTATTGGCTGGCCTTGTAACTAACTGGAACTTCGTAGGTCAGTACGGTGATACTATTCACGTACCTACCTTCGTACGTGGTTCAGCTAACACGAAGAGCGCAGAAGCGGTTGTTACTCCTAACGCCACTACTAGCACCCTGACGGACGTTAGCATCGACAAGCACATCGAATACACGGTGTTGATGGAAAAGTTTGCGGAAATTCAAGCTATGCCCTCAATGCGCCGTGCGTACATTGATGACGCTGGTTACGCAATCTCTCGTAAGATTGATTGGGACTTGCACTTGCTTGGTCGCTCTAACGTAACGACTGCTCCGGCTGTTGGCGGCGACGTTGACGGACTTGAGTACGGTGACGCTGTTATCGGTTCTGACGGTACTACCGCTTGGGACGAGACGGCTAACACTAACGCAGGTAATGCTGCTGCTCTGTCTGACGCAGGCGTACGTCGTATGCTTCGCACGATGGATGACAGCAACGTACCTATGGAAGGTCGCTCTTTCATTCTGCCTCCGGTAGAACTGGAAAGCCTCCGCGGTATCGCCCGTTTTACTGAGCAAGCCTTCACGGGTGAATCTGGTAGCGGTAACACGATCCGCAACGGTCTGATGGGTGACCTCTACGGTACTCCTATCTACGTAACGTCGGGTTGCCCGAACGTACAGGACCAAGCCGGGTCTAACGACCAACGCGCTGGACTCCTGCTACACAAGGCGGCTTTCGTCTTGGTTGAGCAACAGCGTGTAGAAGCGGTACAGGCATTCCTTTCGGAATTCCTTGCGACTCAGCTTACTTGGCACACCATCTACGGTGTCAAGGAAGTACGTGCAGCGAACGTAATCCCGTTCATTGTACCTGCCTAAATCGGCATAGGTTTCCCCGGTGTACCTTAAACACCGGGACTTATTTACTTAGGAGTAGCTGATGCCGGGCTTTACCCGACGTTCCAAGCCCCTTCGGGGCACCGTCGAAGCGACAGACATAAGCGACTTCACGATTGCTAACCCTTCCGAGGGCCAACTGCTCTCGTACGACGCAACCGCTGGTGTGTGGATAAATACAACCGCACTTACCAGTAGCTACACTGTCGCAGGAACGCTTCAGGTAGATACCTCAACCGTCGATAACAATATCACGGTAGGTGGTACCGCTAACATAACCGGTACTCTCGATGTTACAGGCAACGCAGAGTTTGATGGCACTTTAATAGCTGTAGGAGCTACTACCCTTTCTTCTACGCTCAGTGTTACCGGTGCGGCGACTCTATCGAGTACGCTGGGTTTAACCGGAGCACTCACGGGTGCTGCCGGTTTTTCTTTTGGTGGTGCCGGTACAGTAGATAGCTTGACGGTTACTAACGCCCTTGTGGCCGGTTCTTTGGCCGTTTCATCCCTTACTCTAGCCGACCTTACGGTGACTGCCGGTATTACAGGCAATACTGCCGACTTTTCCGGTGCTTTAACGGCCCTATCAGTAGGAACCACCGCTGGCGTGACCGCAGCCTCCGGTTCCTTTTCCACTTCCGTTAGCGCCCCAAAAATGATACTTTCGGGGGGTCAGGGCGACTTAGAGCATGACACAACAGACGTTATCCTCACCAATAACTTCACCACCGGTCACGTTAACATTAAGGGCTTCCAAACGGGTAACACTGAGGTTAGCCTTATAACCGCAGACCCGGACGCAGACGTAGCCTTGTACCATATAGGCGTAGAAGTAGCCACCACGACTACCGCCGCGGCCGGTGGTTTGACCGTTAACAACACCCTTACCGGTGCCGGTATTGAGCGGGTACTGACCGTAGGCGACCTCACGTTCGGCAACGACAAGGTTCTCTACTCGAACAACTCAGGCGTACTCACGGCGCTTGCTCTTGGAGCCGCTGGTGAAGTACTTACGTCGGCTGGCGCAACGTCCGCGCCTACCTTCGAGAACCCAAACGCGGGTTACGGTAACCATAAGGTACTGTACTCGAACGGTAGCGGAGTACTCACCGAGCTAGCACTAGGAGCCTCTGGAGAGGTACTTACCTCACAGGGCACTACCTCTGCCCCCCAGTTCGCCGCTGCCGGTGGCGGTGGGTTCACGTACGCACAAGACGACGTACCCAACACGCGCTTCGAGATGCTATTCGGTGCGGACGTTACTGCGTACACGCAGAGTGGCGGTCTACGTATCTCTGATAGTACCGGTGACAACCCGTTTATCGACTTCCTTGATAACACCTTCACCCGAGTAGGTTTCCTACAGATACGGGATACCTCGGGTATCAACCTGAAGACAGAGCTGGTAAGTACCGGTCTGACTATAACGGGTACCGACTCAGGTAACGCAGACAGTCTCATCATCGAAGGTGACCCTGACGGGTACGTGAAGCTGTATAACAACGGTACCAACACGGTACGTATTGCTTCTGGTGGCTTCGACCTCTCAAGAGCGGGAAACGATAACTGCTTCATCCAGTTCTACAACCAGAACTTTGTAACCCGGAAGGCTATCATTCAGGCCGCTACTACCGAACTACTCATTGAGTACGAGGTACACGGTGGACACATAGTACTCCAAGGTGAGAACACCTCTGGTACTCTGGTAGATATGCTAAGGCTTGACTCCGACGCGGGGGCCACGTTTAAGTACAATAACAATACCCGATTGGATACCACCTCAACGGGAATTACCATTACCGGTACCACGGTATCCCTCACATCTACGCCGGGTACCTACACACCTACCAACGTCGTTACCGATCGGTCCTACGACGCAAACGCAACCACAACCGCAGAGCTAGCTGACGTACTTGGTTCGTTGATAGCAGACCTGCAAACAATCGGCCTTATTGGCTAGGGGGAAACCATGCTAAACGCAAACGACTGCAACAACGCCGTACAACTACTCAACCGGGTACAGACTACCGGCATACAGGAAGCACAGGTACTACTCCAGCTCGTATCTAAGCTAAACGAAATGGGTGCCGAACTCACACAGGAAGACAAAGATGGCGAAGACTCTAATCCAGCTAGTTAACGAAGTCGGTAAGAACCTCCGTCGATCGGACGGTTCTACCTATACTACGTTAACCCAGAACGCCGACGTTGTGTTTATCGTGCAAGCGATCAACGAAGCTAAGCGTATGGTAGAGGATGATTGGCAGAGCGATATACTGACTAAGGCTATCACGTTTGATTCCGTTGCCGGTACCCACACGTACGACACCTCGGACCTAGCGGTGGTTACCTCCGACCCGGACGTAACTACCGATCGTGCGGATATCCTCCGCAGCAAGCCTAGCTACCGTAT